ATGATAAATATTTTTTAAATGATAAAATATACACTGTCATTGATATTCGGTATTTGAGATGTCGCGGAAATGTTCATCATAAATTAAGACATATAATATTTACATTACAGTGCGATGAAGATAAAACCACAACCACCAAATGTTTTAGAATTGGTTATAAAGACAGTATGTTTGGTGACAAAATGTTTTTTTACTAAAGCATACCATTTTACACCCTTGAAGATTTAAAATAGCACGTCTAATAAATAAAAAATTGATTTAAAACTTATTTAATATTATGATACTGTAATAATATTAAATAATGAATAATTTTCAAGCTTTTAGTGAATTTTTGGATTATATTGAGAAAAATTATGATGAAGAGCAAAATATAATTATTGAAAATTTTATGGCTTATTACATAAATAAGTATAGAAATAAATATAATGATGAAGACTTATATAAATCTGATTTGAAAGACGATGTAACTGGAGAATTACATAAATTATCTCTTATTGGGTTTGAATTTGAAAAAAATATACACGATGAACGCGAATATAAAAAATCTCTTAAGAAATATAAAAAATAAATGTCTCAGTAAAAGGTGCTATTTTAAATCTTCAAGGGTGTAAATGTTCAAGGGTGTAAATTTAAAATAATTATTTTTATCTAGGTTAACCGTCTAATAAGACCCCCAATTGCTATAATTAAATGGTGATACTAATATATGGTCTACTTTATTCTTCCAATAATTAACCTTATTTTGAAAATCAATATCTTGTTGGGTTTCAGGATACGGTGTTGCTATCTTCATTAATTCTTCTTCCTCATCTCTCATTTCTGGTTTATATCCATAGCAATTTACACCAAATTTAATATTAGGGTTTGCAATAAACCCTCCGTTGATTCCTGTTCTACCACAATCATTTTCGTGTCCTTTAATTTTCTGTAAATTGTCATATGTTTTTTTTTGTGTTGGAAAAAGAGCTAATTGGTCTGCACTCCAGCCGTAATTGCACCACTCTGCACCATTGTTGTATGATTTTTCTAATTGATCATATGATGCTAATTTTGCTCCATAAGCTTTACAAACCGCTTTTGCATCATCATATGTATAATAGTTTCCAGGAATGTTAAAAACTTGTTTTTTAAATTTAATTTCCGGAAGAAGAGCAGGAACAGGCTCAGTATGATCTATATCTTGGTTTACAACAATGTCAATCTTTGGTTTTTCCGTAAAAATATCTTTAACATAAGCGGTTACGTTTATACTAAAAAAGTATTGGAATGCGTTTATAACAATTAACAAAAATAATATTGTTATTACAATAATTATTAATATGTTCGACCCAACTCCAACAGAAGAACTAGTATCATTGCTTATACTCATTCCGTAACTATTTTCCCCTCCTCCTAAAGATGATGCAAAAACGAAATAGGCTACAATAATTAATAATACAATGATAAAAACTATTGGATTTAATACGTAACTATTTAAATAATTATACATATTTACAGGATCTGTGGTTGATGTTGTATCTACTACTTCCATTTATATTATAAATAGTTAAAATAATATATTATATTGTCAAAATATATAAAATAAAACAAACAAAATATTCAAAATTGAATAAAGAATAAATAACAACCCGGATAGTTAATTACTCTTTTTCCTATAAAATAAAACATATGCTTTTGGTGAAATAATAGATTCAACAGAAGAAACCTCTGAAACATTTGTATCATTAAAATGATACCATTTACCATTCGCATTTTTTACAAATGCTGTATAATGTCCACCCATTACTCCGCCACTATGATTGCATACAGCATATAATTCGTATTTGTACATTTCTTTTTTATAACCAATAACATAGTCAGATAAATCTAAATCATTGATTGGGTAAGTTATTAAAACTTGATTTTTTTGGAAATTATGATTAAATCTTTTGAAATCAATGACTAAAATATTAGGAAATGACCAAAATTGAATCTTTTTACGAATATTCGTTTTTTCCTTGGTATTTTCATTATACCAAGCATTTTCTCCTTCCAATACTTCTCCTTCTACATAGTAATTAAAACAATCTATTAATGACGGCGACTTATTGTTTTCTGGTATGGGTAAATTTAACATAAAATATGGTTCTGGCGTTATTTGGAGTTGTTCATCTGTTTCTAATTTAGAAATTACGGAAACGTGAACCGCGTAAAATAAATTCCATATTTCTGAATATTCTTTTGAGTACATATTTTTTATCATTTCAAAACACTTTATTGCTATTTGGTCCGTTTGATTTTCTGGTGTCCCAGATATTACCATCTTAATTTCCCTCGATAATGATGTATGAAAGCAATCTATTAAAAACAAGAGAAATTCAGGCAAATCATTCTGTGAATAACCTGTAAACATTTCAACCCCTTTCAATTGAGATACTTTTTGAATCGTTTTTATAAATTTTCCTGGAGAGATAATACAATTTTCGTTCCACATTATTTTTCTCAAACCATCCCATTCGATGATTAATGCAGAATCATAAATTTTTTTTAATTTGCTGATATATTTTTCTTGTTCTAAAAAATGATTTAATTCATATGTATGTGATAAAACTTGAATACAAGAATTAATAAAACACGTATTACCTAAATTTGCCAGACCAGATAAACCCTTATCTTTATATTTTTCGATATCCATTATATTATTTTATTATATATGAATACATTTAAACATATTTAATTTTATATATATAAATATTATGAGTTATAATTCACCTGTTTATAATATAAGTAATGAAAATTTACTACTTATTAACATATTAAATGGTATGTATAGCGATAATTTACGGCAAATCAATAATTTAAACGAAAGGGTCGCCTCATTGAACCAAGCAAATACACAAATCCGTAATTTGTTAATAGATATATTGCATAGACAAGACCATACAACTCGTCGTACAAGTAATTTTAGGCATATACCCAGAAGCAATATTTATAACCGCGAAAATATTTTTACAAATACATATACGAACCCTTACACAAATGTAAATACTACAAACGCGAATACTTATATGAATCACGACATAGATACTGAACTTGATGATATTAATACCAATAATATTAGTACAAATGCTACTACAAATGCTACTACAAATGCTACTACAAATGCTACTACAAATGCTACTACAAATGCTACTACAAATGCTAGTACCGATAATGGTATAGGAAGAATTTATTTGAATAATCGTCCATATATAATTGATAGTATTCAGGAATATAGAGTACCTTCTAGGAGAACTACACGAAATACAAATAACAATTTAAATCGTATATTAGAACATTTTTTTCAACCGATCGAGGTATATCCAAATGAAGCACAAATTGAAACTGCTACACGGCGCGTAAGATATTCTGATATTCCATCACCAAGAAACCGTTCTTGTCCAATTTCTCTAGAGAATTTTAATGATTCAGATATTGTGAGTATCATTAGATATTGCGGCCATATTTTTAACACATCAGAGTTAAATATGTGGTTTCACACCAATTGTAAATGTCCTGTTTGTCGTTATGATATTCGAAATTATAATCCTAATGCTTCTACAGAAATTTTCCAAAATAATACAAATACTAATACAAATACCAATACAAATACTAATACAAATACCAATACAAATACCAATACAAATACTAATACAAATACCAATACAAATACCAATACAAATACCAATAATAACAGCGTTGATGAACCACAACCTTCTATACCATCAACGCCTTTAACTGATTCCGAAAATTCCTCTTCACAAAATAGAAGGGAGAGAAACTTGCAAAGGGCAACTATACCTAATACAAATAATACCGTTTCTAGTAGTAACATTACATCAAGGTATATGAATACTTTAATAAATAGTCTTTTTACTGACGAGCTTTTACTAGATATGATAACCCCAAATACTTTGGTTGACGCATCAGGAAATTCAACATATGAAAATAATAGTACCGATATGGTAGATTTATTTACTATATTACTTAATAGACCTACAAGATAGAGTAGCGTAAAACAATTGGAATAATATATAAAGACATAAGTGTTTGTATATTTATGTCTTTACAAAGAATAAAAATTAATAAAAAATCAAAAAAACAAAAAAATATGGTAAATAATGAATTACAAGAAATAAGTGAATCAGAAACAAATGAAATAACACAAGAAGAAGTTCAACTTCTACAAGATATTGAATTGAAAAAGAGAATAAACAACTTTGACGCCTATTTAAAACAAATATATTATTTAATAAATAGAATATTCAATTTCATATATAAAGTTATCAAATATACTTTAAAAATAACAGGTATTTATTTGTTATGGATTTGTTTACACTATGTATCATCTCATTTATACATTAAATTCTGTGTTCCTAATAACTTATACGGGTTTTTAATATCTCCATTTATGACTGCTACCCCTCATTGTCAGGGATTGAGATGGATTATTTATAATGCAGCGAATGTCATTAACAATATGTGGGTTATTTTAGGTACGTGGTTATGTTCTACTATATTGATTGTACGCGGTAGTAATATGGAAACAAATTTGTAACTAATATAAAGATAACCCTTATATAACAGTATTGAAAAATGAATATTTCAACTACTAATAAAAGAAATGGATACAAATGGTCGGTCCCAGAATTACTGAAGCTTGAGAGAGAATATGAACTTTTAGAATGGACCGTTCAGAAAATCGCAGTTAGACATAATAGAACCGTTGAGGCCATTCTAATAAGGTTAGTAGATGAAGGAATAATTACATCTTGGGATGATGCAAGAGGTTTTGATGCAGAGGAGTATAAAAATTCTATAGATAATGACAATAATGAGGAAAAGTATACCGATTATTTATCTATGCAAGAAAATAATACTACAGAATTAGATAATATTCTAAATAGAATTTGGAGTTTGGAAACAAATGTAACCGCGATTGGTAGAATGGTAAATCAAATGTTTGACAAGCTGTTGGTCGTAAAGAAAAAGTCAAAGAGAGAACCTCTTCGCAAAACGATAAATACTGGGTTATAATCGTAATTGTATAAAAATGTATAATTTATCTATAAATAATAAAATTGACATACTTTTTACATTTAAAAATAAAGAAAATAACTACAAACAAATAAGAATTATAACTACAAAACAAATAAATGTCAATCAAAACCCTATTTTCATCTTCTAGTGCAAAGATTCATCCAATCGTTTATGAAGATATTACGATTATTTATGGAAAAATAAGTTATAAAGGTAGTGCAATAAATGGGAAAAAAAATGGACAAGGTATATATATTGATCGTAACGCACATGTTGAATATAATGGCGAATGGTATGATGACAATATCCACGGTATTGGCACCATAACGAATTATTTTGATAACTTTAGTTTTACTGGAAAATTTGAAAATAATATGATGGTTTATGGAACAATGACTTGGCCGAATGGGACTGTTTACAAAGGTTATTTTGAAAATAATGAAATTAACGGTATAGGATCTATTAAATGGCCGAATAACTCAAAATATGAGGGTATGTTTTCGAATGGTAAAATAAAAGGATTTGGTAGTTATATAGATAACAATAGAAATATATATGAAAAAGAGTTTTAGATATAACGGAGTAAAAATTTCTAACCATTAATTATTTATCTAATCTGCTTATTTATCTATTATTTGTAATGATACTTTTGAATTTTACCTTTTCCAAAAAGTAAATTATATTATTCTTTTTTACCAAAGTATTTTGTCAAACTTTGAACACCCTCTTTTTCATTGTTTGTTTCTCTTAAATACTCATCAAACAGAAGCGCCTTTATTTCTTTACAACGCAGTGTTTCTAATTTTTCTTGAAATTTATCAGAGTCTTCTATGTATTCACTTTGTAATTTTTCTACTGCTTTTTTAAATTGATTTAGTTTTGACCTTTTTTTTTGCATTGTCCATATTTTTTCCAATACTAATGCGAACACTTGCTGTACGGGTTTCATAATTTGGTTTGTAATATAAAAGGAGTAATCTATTTTTAATCTATTTTCCGTAATAAAAGTTGGTGTTTCTATTTTTTCACCTTGCAGTGCTTTTTTATCTTTTGAAGCAATATATACAAATGGTATTCTATCGCCTGGTCCTGGTTTATTTCCTGGATCTCTTGCAGTAATTCTATCTGCTAACACTTTATGCGCAATGGACTGTGGATTTTTATATCCCGAGCGCAGTGATTTTGTAATAATTAATTTGTCCATTGAATATTTTTCATCCACAATATTTTGTAAACACGACTGTAAGAAATCAATTGCTTCTTGGATATTTTGCTTCTTCATTAGAATGTCAATAATTCCTCCATAAATATCTTTGACTATAGGCGCATTATCACGTCTTTTTAATACAATACCCATCTCTTTTCTCTTTCCTTTGTTCGGATCAGTTTCGTAAAGCATACCAACATACCTTTTCTTTGATAACAAGCAAAATGGCATAAATGTTTTTTCATATTCCAAATCGTGAGGACCTTTTAAGAATTTCGATGCTAAATGACCTGCCTCTTGCGCTATTTCAATGGTAATTTCGAGTGCTTCTTTTCCACGAATAGGTACACCATCAGGTGTTTGCAAGTTGAAGGTGAAGAATACTGAATCCGTATTATGAACTATTAAATCACCTACTCCTGAAGCAAAGTGATGATTATCCGTTGTTAAATCATATACGTAACCTTCATAATTAATTGGGATTATGGCAATTACTTTCTTGACGTTTTCTAATTCTATTAAATCTATACTGTCAACAATAATACCATTTTCATCATAATTTAAACAAAATTTTACTCCTTGACTATTTAAATAATTTGTATAAATAGCTGCTTCAATCATAGTGTTAAATGTTTTTGGAAATAATTGTTCATAGCATTCTTTTGGAAATTCTTTTTGCTCCACTTTTCTTAAAAGTGGGTTGTGCATCAATTCTGTACCGATTTTAATATTATTAGGTGATATTTCATTACCATTATCTAGTAACAATGAATGATCATCTGTTACATCTACTACCCCTGTATGTGTTAAAATACGAACCATTTTCTTATGTTCTGCTAATTTATGCCTAATAATACGATGCAACTTTGTCCAACCTTTTTCACTCCAAGTTTCTATTCCTTCTAATTCACAGAATTCTTTTTCTTGTTTCCCTTCTTCGCGGCAAGTAGTCCATCTATTATTACCATACTTTTGAGCTAATTGTTCAATTGTAACAATATCAAATACTCTTTTTTTTTCTTCGTTTGGGTTGTTATTTTTAAATGTAGATATATAAATAGGCGTATAATTAGCTACACTATCGCCGTATATATATTCTGCTTTTGTTAGAACGGGACCATATTTCTCTGTCTCACATATCTTATTCCCATAACATTCTTCAATAATTCTTTTTGCATAAGTCAATAATTTTCTACCCGTAGCCGTAGTGCAAGCCGCAATATCTTTTTCGTAAAAGGTGCTTGTCTTCGCGCCACATTGACCATATAATGAGTTAGCCGTTACCTTATAACCTAACTGCCTTTGGTCTAGCACATTTTTCATAAAATCGTCGGTTTGCTGCGGTATTAATTTTCTTGTATCTTTTCTTGCCTTTAATAATTCTTTCAAAATAGAAGGCATAATCGCTTCTCCTTCACCACCACCGGTCGGGTTTGTTATAGGTTGTGCAAAACGGCATATTTTATAGCCACATTTAATTTTCTCCGCAGCTGCCTTGGGATGCTTTCTATGATATCTATATGTATCGTAATTAATATCTACATATTCATATCCGGGCAAATTATCATATAAATATACACCATTCTCATCTTTTTCACCCCACTCTTCAACTAAATTCCCGGCCAAATCATATTCACGAGTCCACACCTTGCTGTCGTGGGATAGATTTTCACTAATCATCGAGCTTGGATACAAGGAAGCATAATCTACACAAGCTACCGGATTATCTAGATACAAGTCGCACTTTGGGTCTAAAACAATGGCGCCTTCATAGCCTTCGTCTAGACCACCCTTTTCAATAACTGGCATTAGTGTACGCTTTTCACGGCATTTTTTTGCAACATAACTGGTTAGCTTAATTCCTTGACCGCGCATAACCAAGAAATTTATGGGAACACTGCAAATCTTCGCCATTTCAATAAAACCAGTAAGAATATCTGACTTATTAAATAAATAGTGAACCAGGTTGCAATCTTGTATACAGTATTTTGCAATCACAGATCTGTCATCTGCAGTGCCGTTCGTCATTCTGAAAATATCCTTGGGTGTAACATCGTCTTTCGCCAAACACCAACGAACTTTTTTATCAAAGTCAGGTTCAATAATATCGTCAATAATAAATTGATTATTCGTTTTATCCACTTCTACTACCAAATATTTTGCGCCTTCTTTGTAATAATCTACCGAATGACCAATTTCCTCAAAATGAACATAACTTCCAGGTAATAAACCCGTCATATTGGATGTTTTTATAATACTTTGACTACAACTAGTAATTATATTATCACTTTTACTATCACTTGTTATATATTCTATTTTTTTAACAAAGTCACCAATAAAATTTCCAGCAACATAATCAAGTTTATACGAAATTAGATTTGCTTCCCTTCGGTAAAAGTTGTATAAATCCACCTGTAGACGTCCATTCATCTTGATAAATCGCAAGTCGTGCTGTCCACTCGCAATTTGCAGTGTGCTTTCTTCTATTTTGTATTTTCTTGTAGTATTACCATTTTCATCATTTATTAATGTTCCACAAATCTCATCTTTATTACGAGATAACTTTAGAAATTCTTCTACACAATTATTTTCTTCGGCGCGTCGAAACATAAACTCATAATCAAATCCAAATATGTTGTACCCGATAATAATATCAGGGTTTTCTTTCTGGACAAGCTTTTGCCAAGCAAGCAATACTTCTTTTTCGGTATTATATGACTCTACAACACTGTTTTCAATTGCCATATTGGAGCAAGTATTTAATACTATACAGTGGTTAAAATGTGGGTCTTTATTGCCATAATTCATAAAAGTTGATCCAATGAATGTACACTTATCACCTTCCAACTTTGGAAACCTTGCATTCAACGAAATATTCAACTCATTAAGCTTACCTTCACGCTCAAATTTCTTATCACAAAGTATATCGGCAATGGTTGCTTTTTTATCTGTATAGGATTTAATATATTTATGATCAGTCGTTTCATCTTCTTCATCATTTGTGGTCATTTTCGCAAACATATTTTCGATTGTATTTGCTTCATCAAAATCTTCCGGTTTTTTCAAATTTCTAACTTGAGATGATAGCCATAATTCACATAATTTTTCGACCGCTTCTTTTGAGGATGGTTTCGTTTTCGGATAAACCAAATCAATTTGATCCATTTTTTCATATCCAAAAGCGGCTAGAATAATTCGTCGCAAGATGTTTTGACATAACTCTTTTGTTAGTTCCATCTTTAATCCTTCAAAATACTCAATAATATTTGTAGCTAATTTTTTGTAGGTTTTAATTGGAACAGGAAAATCGCCGTGACTACTACTAGCTTCAATATCAAAACTCATAATTTTATAGGGTACTCTTGTTTCCTTATCGTTTAGGGGTATAACATTTTTATAGTTTGTTTTAAATTCAAAATCGCAATTGACATTTTTATTGGTACCTTTATTTTCGGTTACTTTTTTCTTTGGAATAGCTACCCAGCCAGAAGGGCTAATATCTCTGATATGAAAGAATCGCAACAATGGTGGGATATTCGCTTCGTACAATTTCATATCTGTATCATTGAAACGATAACCATCTTTTAATAAAAGATGACCTTCATTGTAATTCGAATACCATAAATTTTTAGCTTTATTGAATGCATTTAAATTTGCGAACTCTATAAATAAAAACTTGTGCTCTTTACCACCATCAAAGCCGTACAACTTTTTCCTTTTAATAATTTTACACTCGGTAATAGATTCTTGGTAAAACCTTCCGATTTTATCTTTTAAATGTTCCAAAAAGGCTACTTTCGTCTGGATGGTCCACATATCATTTACCATTACATAAAAGAAGGGACGATAACCTTCTGCATTCAAAGAAAATGTCTTGCCATTCTCATCGACACCAAACATTTGAATAACGAAATTAGATGTATCCTTGTAAACATTTTTTTCGTCATCAGATGATGATTCAGATGTATCTTTTTCGTTATATACATTAAAGTCTACGATTCTGAATATGTGTTCCATGTTGTTGATTTTATATATTGACTAATATTTATCTTGTTTTTCGTTATTCAATTTTAAAATAAAATAATTAAAAATTATATTACACCTTTTACACCTTTGGACATTTAAAATGTAGATTTATAATATAAAATTATATAAAGATTAAAATTACATTCATATATAAAATGGAAACCATACCATATGATATTATTATCAACAATATTATTCCATATACGTATAATATTCAATCTAATTTATTATTAGAAGATATAATAAATTATTATACAATAAAATCAAAAATAATGCACGACAAATACAGCACAACTATAAAGTTAGAAATATTAGCATATTTTTCCTTTAAAAAAATGTTTAATAATATTTTAAATAGACATTTTATAATTAATTTAAAACAATATACTTATAATAACATTAAAAATTTTTCAATTGAAAAAAGATTTAATATTTTATTTGGATTACTTACAAAAGAAGAGAGAACTTGTGGTTTAAATTATTGCTATGTATAAGTTTTAACTTTGGACATTAAAAATGGCGTTTTAAATGTCCAAAGGTGTAACATTTATAGTAAAATTATATAAAAATATTTTATTATATAATTCAAATGAGCGTTGAACCAATCTATGCAATTGCAGTATTTAATGATGGTAATATTTCTGGCACTGTCCGATTTACGGAAGATTTAGAAATTAATGAAGTAAGAATTGATGTGGCAATAACGTCTGGTTTAAAACCTAATAGTTTTCACGGCTTTCACATACACGAAGCAGGAGACCTTACAGATAAATGTATGAGTATGTGTTCACATTTTAACCCGTATGGAAAAACTCATGGCTGCCCGGGTAACAAAGAGAGACACGTCGGAGACCTTGGAAACCTACATACAAATAGCAAGGGTCAATCTATTTACACGTTTTATGACGATGTTATTAAACTTAGAGGTACTAAATGTAATATTATAGGCAGAGGTCTCGTTATTCACGAAGGCGAAGATGATTGTGGTAAAGGTGGAAACCTAGAGAGCCTTAAGACAGGTAACGCCGGAAAAAGAATCGCTTGTGCTGTTATTGGATATTCCAAAGAAAATTTCACTAAATAAAATAAAATAATGTTTTACCACTATTTCCTACCATATTTGCAATGTTGTTTTTGAGAGAACCCTTTTGGATGATTGCAATTAATACTTCTTTTATATTTTAAACTCCATTTACCACCTTTCCTAGTATTATTATTTGTTTTTTTAAATTGTCTATTATTTCTACCTCTTTTACCTCCTGTAATTAATCCAGAATACATTTTGTTTTTTACAGCATTTGATAATGGCAGCAACGGATATTTTTTAGGATTTTCAGTGTTTTTTCTTTTGAATAAATTTATCATATCATCGATTGATTTCTCCCTTTCTTGGAATAACATATTTATTATAGGATTTATTTTTTTGGGGAATTCGGTAATTGGAACTTGTTTTTTAAAATCATATGATCCACAAGCAAAGCCATAAAATGTATTGAATTCATTCATAACTATACCGTCTGGTCTATTAATTTCACATAATTTTTTTAATGCTTCTGTGTAGTTACCATTATTACACTTTTCTTTCATAAATTTTAACATATCAATTGGTATTTTTTGTGCTTGTCCAAAATCAATTAATAAAGGTTTTCCATTTAAACCTTTAAAATAATTTTTATATTTCGTGTTTATAAATATATTTCCAGGATGAAAATCGCCATGAGTATATCCTGTATCCAGAGCAAGCTTTAATAATAAATATAGTGTCATATCTTTGTATAAATCAAAGAGCAAATCTTTATTTAAATTATATAACAATACATACCCATCTGCAAACTCCATAGCAATTACGCCAATATTATAAAATTGGAGTTTTTGTTTTGATTTATACATATTTTGTATTAATATTCTGGTTGCGGTATTTTCACTTCCTTTATACATTATTTCAAATAAATAATTTAAACCATTTACACCGTCGATATCTGTATACACTGATGAATATACAATTGCAGGGCAAATAGGTTGTAAATAGTTCATTGTTTTTAAAAATATATCTGTTTGAATATTTACCTCATCTTTAAAAGATTGTAATTCCACAGTATCAAATATTTTATCTTCTGAAAGTTTAACAGTAGTTTCGGTTTGACCTTTACTACTATCGTGAACAAAACCGAATTTAATAATGATAGTTCTTACATCATCCCCATAATCAAAAGTATTGCTCACTTCAAGACATTTATACTTAGACTCAACGCCTTCTTTTAAAGTAGCCTTGAATGTTATTCCAAATGATCCTGCGGATAAATAAGAAAAGGTAGCATTTTCTATAAAATGTTGAAACGCTTGATCGTCTTTAGCATCTATTAAAACACCGCCTTTTTGTATTTGTTGTCCAGTTTTTAATGTAATCCATTTCACAAAGGAATCAATTGTTCTATTTTTCTCTTCATCTGGTAATTCACTATCTTCATAATTTTCAGAAACATTTCCGGAATCTGTTACAAAACGAATCGTAGGAAAACTGTTAGGCTCTTTGAGTCCTTTTAATTTACTAGATAATACTTGATCTATATCAACAATGGCTATATTTTCATCTTTTTCTGTATTCTTTAATACATTTTTCAATTTTTCCCATTCAGGTCTAGTTGCATTGCAGGGACCACATCCTTCCATATAATAAAGAATAAATACCTTGTTTTTATTGCTATGGATAATATTGTTTAATTTATCTATTAATGTTCTATTTCCGTCTTTTTCTTCATAATTTTTTGTATCAATATGTAAAAAAACCATTATATAAAATATACAGAAAATAATAAATAATACTGTGTACAATTTTATCCTTATAATATATAATGACCCTCTTGCTTTTTCTATCTATATTAGTATTTCTAATTGGTTTATATTTTTACGCAAAATCTATTGACAATGAAGGTTTTGACAATAATAGAACTCCTCGGTGTCCAAATTTACTTATACAAAAGGGGTCTAAATTTTATTTATATAATTCCAAATTGGTAAAAGTCCCTGGTGTAAATCCCATTGAATTTGAAAATTTAGAAGATTATACACAATTTTTAGATTGGCAGCGAAGTCAAAATATCCGTTGTCCAGTATTGTATTTGCAAGAGACATATGATGCCCAAGGTAAACGTGTTTATAAATCACGACCTAGCGTTACAGAGCCACAAGCTGGGTTGCCACCTTCTGCATCAGCTCCATTAGGTATTGCATCACAAGTACCACCTTTTTTGGAATCAGAAATGGAACCCATTAGTACTAGTCCAGCCTATCCAAACCCAACACTTTTAGTAGATGCAACACGAAATGATCCACCTTATAATCATAATTCATACCCTGCTCATGACCAAACAAATTATTATATCGGTAGAACAACGCCTCTTGATATGATGAATGTAAAACAAGAATCACTCCCTGTTAGCCCAGATCCAATGGATCCTAATTGGGGCGGCGCGGAATACACACAAAAATTGGTGGATAATGGTTATTATAGAGATAATGAAGTAAAGTTGCATATAGGTTAAAAATTATGTAATTGTAAGAAATTTACATAATTTTTATTCATTTACTCGCATCCACAAATTTCATGACATTATTTAAAGCTAATTTAGCATTGTTCATTTCGGATAATTTTTTTATAGAAACATCTGGATTGCTAGTATCTACGGATAAAGCGGTCTTTAACATTAAATTATTAATTAAATCATCCAAATTTAATATTGCAGTTTCATAATCATTGCGGTATTTAGTTATTAATAGAGTATCTTGAGTTTTTATTGCGACTGCCTTCAATGATGCTCCGTAAGATGCTGCATTTCCAGCAATACCGTTTTGTGACGAGGCTGAACCTGAAGAACTATTGTCTGGTTTATTTGTCATTCCCTCCATGGTTTTAAAATTGAAATTTCTAAACAATAAAAATATTAGAAAACTAACACCAATAAATAAAAATAAATTCATCAATTCTTTCTTCATATAATATATATTTATTTTTTCAATAGAAACTTTACAATATTTGATATACTTGTTTTGTTTATTTTTCGCACTTGTCCTTTGGGATTTATGGACGATACATCTTTTAAACAATCTATGTTTTGTTCCATTTCTTTTATTAAATTAGGTAATGTTTTAAACTTTTCAATGATTGCCAGAGCGGCTATGGAACTAACCCCTGGTATTTGACAAAGCATAATCTCGTCAATATTTTCAGTTGTAATATTTTCTTTTTTTACTCTTTTTATGACACTTACGTAATCTTTTTCTGTATTAATATATTGGGGGTCGGGCTCAATTTTATCTTGATTCTCAATTTTATCTTGATTCTCAATTTTATCTTGATTCTCAATTTTATCTTGATTCTCACTATCAGTTCCTTTTTCCATAAATGATTGGTGGGATTGAAACAAAGAAGTGTATGTTTTATTTTGATAAAATCCCTTTTTACCTGTTTTCAAACTTTTATCTAATTTATAAGCCATATTACAAACAATTAAAGCAGTTTCTTCTAAAGAAAAAGATCTAAACAAAGAAAACCCCTTATAATAGTTGAGAGAGAACATTGCAGAATATAGTGTAAGTTTTTCGTTTTTCGTATCTATTTTATATCGATACGTCTTTGTTATATCTCCTTCAATCAAATAAACGATATTATGATTATGATGATTTAAACCGTTTAACCTGTAAGATTGTTCTTCATACCTTCCATCTTTAATGCTTGATATTAAATCATTTATGGTTTTTCTCTCTATAATCAATAACTCTTCATTATTTTCTTCAATAATTATATCTCCTATAGGCAAAACTTCTGATTTCAATATAATTTCTTTAAAAATAGGATTATTGTCGAGTAATTGTGTAATTTGTACCAATAAATCTTTTTCTCGAATATCAACTTTTATTATCATATAATAAATGATCTAATACCATAGTATTAAATCATTTTACAAATTAAACAATTTATTCAAAAAATATTGTAAATATCTTAAATATATGACAAAAACACTTAAGGACCAAGTGTAGCACGGTAACCCGTACGTTGTACTGTATGTATTTTGTAATCTGTAACTGTACTGCAATCTAAACTAAAAGGTGCTGGAGCATTTGAACCCCTTAATAGAATAGGTTGACTAGGCAAAAATAAACCAACACTTTTACTAGTTCCAGTCTTTTTAGCAGTTCCGCCACAGTTTGGACGATTAACTAAAGAAGCTGAGTGACGAGCCATTTTACTAGCATTCATTAAAACCATATTATATACTAGAAAAAGATTTTATTTTTTCTTAATATATTTTTCTTAATATATACCGTTGAATATATGTTTGCATATTTTATACGATTACTAGTATTATTTCATTAATTTCATATAATAAAACTACATAAAGACGTTATATTATGTTATATAAGTAAAAATGAATGAAATAAAGCACAATCACGATGATGATATTATTAAAACAGACGATGGTTTAATATTTAATCCTTACAATCAAGTAAATATTAAGATTACATTGAATGAAGTTCAATCTATTCTTTCTAAATATGGGATTCCCCCTACTATTTATAATATGGCTCTTTATGAACGTGCATTTGTTCATCGTTCGTACACTAAACGTCCTAATTTTGAGAATATTCAACAGAATATTACTATTGTTGAAAAACCCTCTGACTGTATGCCTCTTAGTAGTAAATCAAACGAACGTTTGGAGTTTCTAGGTGATGGTGTGTTAGAATGCGTTACTAAATATTTGTTATATAGACGTTTTCCTAAAGCGGACGAAGGGTTTATGACAGAAAAGAAAATTGCTATTGTTAAAAATGAAGCGATTGGTAAAATTGCTCTAGAAATGGGTCTTCATAAATGGTTAATTATTTCTAAACACGCAGAGGAAAAGAAAATACGTACAAATTTAAAAAAATTGGGGTGTTTATTTGAGTCTTTTATTGGTGCACTTTTTTTGGATTTTAATAAAATTGTTGTAAAAGATGAAGAAAACTGGTTTCAAAATCTGTTTGTTACAGGACCTGGATTTCAAATGGCGCAAAAGTTCATAGAAAATGTATTTGATAAACATATAGACTGGACGGCGCTTATTCAAAATGATGATAATTATAAAAATATTTTGCAAGTCAAAATACAAAAAGAATTCAAGGTAACACCTCATTATTTGGAAATAGAACACGATGACGAGTTAGGATATAAAATGGGGGTCTATTTGTGTCTAGGACAGCCAATTCATAGTGTATCTCATAAAGACTCTGTTGATTTTGTATTTTTTAATAATTTCAAGACGATTCAAGACTTTGTTCTGGACAATGGTAAGGCCTTTATATTTATGGGTGAAGGACAACATAAAATTAAGCGAAAAGCAGAACAAATCGCGTGTAATGAAGCACTCAAACAAATAGGATTAACACCAGATGAATTGGCTTAAATTTGTATTATTATTATTGTGTTTTTCTAGATATTCTACTAAACTAAACCTAAATATAAAAAGAGTGTTTTTACAATTTTATGGATTTAATCTATAAATGTATAAATGTAAAAATTTATATATTTAAATTATATAAGAAATGAATCCTTTAGCCTCATTAAAAGAAAGATTAATGATTAAACCAATTGTTGAAGAGAGGGAACGGGTTGCAGTAGTTATAAAAGGTATCAAAAACAGTAAACCACTTAAATCAAAAGAAGAAATAGATAAACCAATAGATAATACACAACAAGAAATCATACAACAATCAGAAGTACCCACAAGAAAACCTATTATTGTAGATGAAACACAAAAAGGGTTTGACCGCGAAACTCTTTTACAGAAAATGAAAGAAAATAAAAAAATTAAGGTAACAACAAAAGACGTTTTACGAGAAACTGAAGAAAGGAACCGCGCGCAGCCTATTCAGTTCCCTACCTCCACGAAAAATATAAAAAAACTAGAGAGGAAAATGCCATTAATTATTGAAGATGATGAAGAGGAAGAATATATTTTTAAACCTAAAAAGCAAGTACAATTTGAAGAAAAACAAGGTGAAATACAAGAAGAAAATGAAATAACTGAAGTCATTCCAATTAAAGCACCAGAAAAAAAGAAAAGGATAACAAAAAAACTTGAAAAAGGTATCGCTGTATTGGGTCCTGAAACACTTGTAGAAATCGGTGACACCGATTTACGAAAACGGATGCCTAAAAAGACCCTCCCAGTCATAATAAAAGTTTCAAGTTATTATATGAATAATAGAGAGGTTTTTGTAAATTTTATTAATTCTATTTTTGAACCATATCGAAAGGAATTAGAAGAAAATAAAGAGAGCATTTCTTGCGATGTTATCGGAAAAACGAGCAGTGGTTTTTCTTTATTGACACACCAAAAAATTGTACGGGACTATATAAATCTGTATACTCCTTATCGCGGGTTATTACTCTATCACGGGCTAGGTTCTGGAAAAACAGCAAGTTCAATTGCTATTGCAGAGGGTATGAAGGATTCAAAACGAGTTATTATTATGACTCCAGCATCACTTCGTGCAAATTATATAGAAGAATTGAAAAAAGCTGGTGATTTATTATATAAACGTAATCAATATTGGGAATGGATTTCTATAATAGATAATCCAGAAGCTTTGCAAACAATCTCTGCATTATTAAATTTACCTCAAGAATATATTCGCAAGCATAACGGGGCCTTTTTTATCAATGTTAAAAAACCAACCAATTATGATGAGTTGAATGACACTGATAAAAAAGTCTTGGAAGAACAATTGAACGAAATGATAAAACAAAAATATACGTTTATTAATTACAACGGGTTACGTGCACAGCGTTTATCTGAAATGACATCTAAATTTACAAGAAATATATTTGATAATGCTGTTGTGGTTATTGACGAGGCTCATAATTTAATTAGTCGTATTGTAAATAAATTAAAAAAAGAAAAACCCATTCCAGAAGAAGAGAAAAAATCCAAAAAAGATAAAAAAGAAGGAAAAAATGACAAGGATGAAAATGAAAAAGAAAAAGAAGATGAAAGCTTATTTGGTGAACATACGCCACTTAATCTAGCTACAAAGCTTTATTATATGTTATTAAGAGCTCAAAATTGTAAAATTGTATTGTTATCAGGCACACCTGTTATTAATTACCCAAACGAATTTGCAATACTTTTTAATATTTTGCGCGGTTATATTAAAACTTGGAAAATTCCTTTGGTTGTTAATACAAATAGCAAGATAGATAGACAAACACTTCAGGAAATGCTTCTTGGCGAGAAATCGCTTGATTACTTGGATTACTCGCCATCAAGCAAAACTCTCACTATCACAAGAAACCCATTTGGGTTCAAAAATAAAATTAAAAAAGACTCTGGCTATCAAGGCGTAAGTAATATAACTAAAAATGAAAAGGGCGAACAAATAATGGACACTGAATTTATTTCTGACAACGATTTTGAGAGAAAAATAATGAGTATTTTGAAAAGAAATAATATTGATGTTATGCCACAAGGTATAGAGGTGCTAAATAAAAAGGCACTTCCAGATAATTTAGATATGTTTACATCACGTTATATTAATGACAGTGATAAAAAATTGAAAAATGTTGATGCTTTAAAAAGAAGAATTTTAGGGTTATCTTCTTATTTCAAAAGTGCACAAGAAAGTTTATTACCCAAATATGATAAAAAATTAGGTGTAGATTATCATATAGTTAAAATTCCTATGAGTGATACACAATTTAGAATATATGAAAGCGCTAGAAAGCAAGAGAGAGAGTTGGAAAAGAAGAAGAAACCTACATCAGAGACTGCTGATTTGTTTGAAGAAAAATCATCCACATATCGTATTTTCTCTCGTTTATTTTGTAACTATATTATTCCAGATAGACCAATTCCTCAAACTAAAAATAAGAATGATAATAAGGGGGAAAAAAACGATAAAGATATGGAATCAAATGAAATGACACAAATAATTAAAGAAGGAATCCGGACAGAATCAAAACAAGATATACAGGATGAACGTGAAGGTGAAATTGAAGGTGATGAGATATTGGATGAAATCGGTGGAGTTACATATAAAGAAAGGTTGGAAACTGCTATTAAAAATATTGAAGAACATTACAACGATTTTTTAACTCCAGAAGCTCTACAAACATATAGTCCTAAATTCTTACATATTTTAGAAAATATACAAGACGAAGATAATAAAGGTCTACATTTAGTGTACAGCCAGTTTAGAACAGCTGAAGGTATTGGGTTATTTAGTTTGGTTTTAGAAAAAAATGGGTTCGCGCGTTTTAAAATCAAGAAAAATTCACTTGGACTTTGGGAAATTGATATAAGTGAAAATAATCAAGGGAAACCCACATATGCACTATATACAGGAACTGAAACCAGTGAAGAAAAGGAAATATTGCGTCATATTTATAATGGTGAATGGGATGACGTTCCAGATAGCATTGGAAATGTATTGAAAACCAAGCATCACAACAATAATATGGGAGAAGTCATTAAGGTTTTTATGATTACTTCTTCTGGATCAGAAGGTATTAACTTAAGAAATACTAGATATGTTCATATTATGGAACCATATTGGCATCCAGTGCGTTTAGAACAAGTCATCGGTCGTGCCAGACGTATCTGTAGTCATAAGGACTTGCCACTGCCACTTCAAACGGTTGAAGTATTTGTTTATTTGATGATATTTTCAGAGGCACAATTAAAATCTGACGAAGCCATTGAATTAAAAAGAAAGGATTTAAGTAAGGCGCTACCTAGACAGCCCATTACTAGTGATCAATATCTTTTTGAAATTTCAGAGATTAAAGCAAATTTAACGGCACAATTAACAGATACAATTAAAGAAACCGCATTTGATTGTTATATTTATTCTAACGGCAAATGTGTTAATTTCGGTGATGCAAGAAAAGATAAAATGACATATGTTCCGGATTATGCTGATCAACAAAACGATGCAACAGTTCAAGCAAATAAAGTAGCTATTGAATGGGCAGGTAAACCTATTTCCATTAATGGTGTTGAGTATATTTATAGAAGAACTGGTAAGGATGTTTTGGAATTGTATGATAAAGCAACATATAAAGCCGCTTTAAATGATCCATCTATTATCCCTTTAAAAGTTGGTACATATGAAATAAATGAAAGAGGCGAAAAGGTATTAAAATTATTAGTAACATAATGAAAGTATAGTTTCTATAATAGTTTTTTGTTCTTCACTAAGTTTGTTATTATATTCATTTATTCCTTCCCCCATAACTGCAATAGATTTATTATAATAGACATAATAACAATCTTTTATTTTATTTAATAATTTGGGCATTTTTTTCTCTTTAAACACAATGATTCTTAAAAGTGTATTCCTTAAATTTTCACTGCGGAAAGCACTTATAGAATAGGCTACATTCAAATTGTAAATAATTGATAACAAAATGAATATATTCATGTATAAAATGTATATATTCATTTATTTATTTTGTTTTGTTCAATAATTCAATTATAATATCTAGTTTATTATTTAAATTCTTAACTTCATTTTCTAAAATTTCAATTTTATTTTTATTTGTTATTTCTGTATCCTGACTGTACTGTATATTTTGTCGAGGTTGTGGTGTAGGTTCTTCATTAGTTAACATTGCATTATTTGGGCCTTTAGTATTTCGTTCTTGAACATCGTGTTGTTCTTTTGTATCAACTCTTTTGAGTTTATTAAATATATTATTTTCAAATATGTTATCAGTTTCAGATATTTCTGTCGTATCCCCCCACGTAACGTTTTTTGTATTGTTTTGCAGGTATATACTATTGTTATCGGTAATAGTATTTTGTTGTTTTTTTTGGTTTATAAGTTTTTCTGTTTTTATCGATGTTTCTTGAGCTTTTAGCCAATTACTTGGGTTTATTTCACTATTTGCGTCCGAATTATACATACTATTAAAGTTATCAACCTCATAATTTCTTTTTGCAATAATTTCTTTAATTGTTTTCTCCATTTCTACAATTGGAGGTTCTTCGTATTTATCTGTAAACTCGGGTACCGGCGGAATATCCAAAGCCATTGAGTTGGTAAATTCTTGCTGGCGTTTTACAAAATCCTTTTCAAATTGTGTTTTGCGATCATTCTGTATTTCCTCGAAAGTAATTAATTCTTTTATTGGTGATTCGTTTAATATTTTAATTTTATTGGGAACATTTTTGGAAAAATTTTGTTTTATACAATTTAATATCAAAATTATATATTTTTTATTAATATCAATTAAATTAGAATTTGTTCTACCCTCTGTTTCAAAAAAACCTTTTATATTATTTAAAAATATATCAGAAACTTTACTTTGTGAATCCCTAGGAAGAAATTTAAATATATCTTCGTCTGAAATGACATCCCATACCATTTTAATGTTTTCTTTGTTTAAAAAATGATTATTGCTCATATTATTTTTTATATTTATTATAGAGGAACCTATTTTTATATATTTATTTAGTTATTAGTAATTAGTAGGTATTTTACTTGTTTATTATCTTCTACAAAGAATCATTAAAATAAATGTGTCTAAATTTTTTCATATATTCATCCTTTAAAATATGAGTTTTTAAATAATGCTCAGTCATTTTATCCTCCAACATATGAACTATAAAAAATAATGAGTATACACCACACTCGGTATTACCATATTGATGTTCAATACCTTCATTACTATCAAAATTAAAATTTATTTTTGGATTTAATTGCAAACCTTGTTCTTTAATTCTCTCCACAAGAGCCATTATTTCAGAAGATGCTTTTTCTCCTGTACTATCAAAGAAAAATATTTGTTTCTTTTTAATATTAATAAACATCGAAATCCAATGTTGGCCTGGTTTATTATGAGGATCAGTATTAAATATAATACCAATTTTATTTTTACCTTGCTTAATTTGATTTTTTATATTGAAATTACACAATTCATCCCAAACACACTCACCATATAATTTTCGTGTATCGAAATCAATAGGAGACGGTCCAATAAAATCGAAACATTTATAAGCTTTTTCGTATTGTTTCATTACATTTATAATGTCAACACTAGATAACCATTCATTCGGATTTTTTTTCCATTCTGGAGGTGATTCTGGCGCAAATGAATCGGCCATATCACTTTCAACTGGCCCGAATTCTCCTTTTTGTTTTAACCAACAGGATTCTTTATGACAAATACCACTTAATTTTTCACTAATAAAACGATGAATTTCTTTTGGAATATTCGTCTTTATTTTAACATCAGGATGTCTTGCATTCCACAGCTCTTTCAACCGGTATAATGATTTATTTGTATAACAAGTAAAATCATTTATTTCTCCTTTAGGTTTTGGACTACAATTTACCTTTTTTAGGGTTAAATATTTTCTTTTATTTGTTTTATTTTTAATGTTTTTAATGTTTTTATTCGTATTATTTTTAACAAATTTTTGATGTTTCTTTGTTTTACTATTAGCTACTTTTATTTTTTGTTTCTTCATAAATAATAGTGATATTATTCTTTTTACTCTTAAATTTCATCTAAAACATAATTTTAGAACAAAATTTTTATTTATTTTATACCTTTAGACATTAGACCTTTCTCATTTCACACATTAGGAAAATGCCGATAATTATTATAAAATTGAAATAAATTATATAAATGATATAAATGTAAAACGATTATATGTTTATAAAATGTCTATTTATGAAAAAAACTTATCTGAACCTTGGTTTTCTCTTATGCATTGCGGTATCAAAAAAGTAGAAGGAAGATTAAATAAAGGCGATTTTGCGAATATGAATATAGGAGATTTTATTGTATTTACAAACAATGAGTTAGGATTTGAACGCAAATTGCAAATTAGAATCAAGCATATATCGTATTACGATAATTTTGAAATATATTTAGAAAAAGAGACATTAGATAGATGCCTTCCTACCTTATATAATATAGAAGACGGATTAAAAGTGTATTATAAATTTTATAGTAAAAGTGATGAATTAGAATATAAAATAAAAGCTTTTACATTTTAATTTGGGTGTTTTCCTAATGTGTGAAATGAGAAAAGGTGTAAATTTCAAAAAGTCTAAAATCTTGGATAAAATTTGAATATTTAGAAACTTCTTCTTGAAATTTGTCTTGTAATAAATAATATTCAACAGCACTTAATTTATACTATTCGCTTTTATGTTTCATAATAATTCTATATATTATTTTGTAAATAAAAGATAATATATATATGTCGATTCATACAATTGGAGATAGTCATTCAGGTAATGGTTGGTCTGGAATAACACAACATCATCTAGGACCACTTTTATGTTATAGTTTTGGTAAAGAAAAAATAAATAGATGTGATATTCGAAAATTTAATATTAAAGATGGAGACACTATTATTTTTTGTTTAGGTGAAATAGATTGTAGATGTCATATTCATAAACAAATAACAGAAAAAAAAACATATCGAGATATTATAAACAATATTGTTGATAATTATTTTGAAGCAATTGAATTAAATGTATCCATTTCACAAATTAAACTTAAAAATATATGTGTTTATAATGTTGTTCCACCTATTCAAAAATACAATACTATTGAAAATCCGCAATATCCATATTTGGGAAGTGATGAAGAACGAAAACAATACGTTTTATATTTTAACAAAAAATTAAAAGAAAAATGTATTGAAAAAGAGTATATATTCTTTGATATTTATAATAATTATATAGATAAAAATGGGTTTCTAAGGAAAGATTTAAGTGATGGTAATGTTCATATTGGCAATGGTATTTATATAAGTAATTTTATAAAAGAAAATATACTATAAAAACAATGTTCTAAATGTATAAATGTGTAAGTAGAACGCAAAAATTTAGTTATTTTGCTTTGTTAAGCCTCTTATTTGACCCCTAGTATGATTATAAAATATCTCCGTGCCTACTGTTTCCGGATCGGGGTTTGGATTGAACATTGTAAATCCTTCATTATATGATAATAGTTCGTGAGGGTTAACTTGTTGAATTGTCTTAAATTTATACTCATATAAATCACTGTTACTATTGGGAACATAAACTGACTGGCTTGATTTTTGAAGGGCATATATTTGGTTTCTTAATTCGGATTCTCTATTAATGTTGGATGCAAAACCTGACCAAGGTGCCTTCGAATTTCCAGGATTAAATACATTATTAACATTATATTGAGGTATTTGTTGTAATTGGACGTTTGATGTCTTTCTAGGATCAACTATAGGAAAATGAGAATACTTTGTCATAACTGGGCGAACATCTAAATACGGTTGCAATATTTGAGAAGGAACATTTCTATTATATATTCTTGTATTTGTTTCTTTATGTATATTTGAGTTAGAAATATACGATTGATTATACTGACTGTTCATTGATATAAATATATATTATTTTTATTTGTTTATATAAAAATATATAAAGGCTATTATAGTAATTATATAGACTTATATGTGCGGCATTTTTACACTTTTAAATAATTATAATACAAAATATGAAGTAATTAACGAAGAATTTATGAAGGGGGAAGCCCGTGGGCCAGAATTCTCTAAATTAGAAACAAATTATATGAAAATGGTGCTAGGCTTTCACCGACTGGCAATCAATGGGTTAAATGACGAATCTAACCAGCCGATAGTTATAAATAATATTGTACTAATTTGCAATGGAGAAATTTATAATTATAGAGATTTGTACAAATGCATGAATGTAGAAGCTTATACGGATTCTGACTGTGAAGTTATTATTCATCTGTATCTTAAATATGGTATTGAGCAAACACTTACTATGCTTGATGGTGTATTCTCATTTGTTTTATATGATAACCGTCTTACAGAAGACTTGAATAATAAGGTTTACATCGCTCGCGATCCATTTGGGGTTAGACCTTTATACCATTTAAAGAGTTTAAAAAACAATTATAATATATTTCCACTATATGGTTTTGCTTCAGAGTTGAAATGCTTGGAAAGGTTTTACAATATGACAACATACCACTATTCTATTGAGCAATTTCAACCGGGTACCTACAGCATATTTAATCTTAGTAATAAAATAAACTCTAGTTGGGAACCATTGAAAGAAAACATTCCGTACTTTATTCCTACTTTCTCATATAATTGGAGGGTTGATAATTATATTGATACTATGTTTAATTTACATAATCATATGGTATATCAAAATATATCCATCAGTATTAGAAATTACTTGGTTACTGCCGTGAACAAAAGATGTCTTACAACAGAACGTCCAATCGCGTGTTTATTATCTGGCGGGTTAGATAGTAGCTTAATTGCTGCTTTGGTAAATGATTTTTATAATCGTAACCAATTACCAAATAAATTAGAGACATACAGTATTGGACTTGAGGGGTCTGAAGATTTAAAATATGCAAGAATTGTTTCTGAATATCTTGGAACTAATCATACTGAAATTATTGTTACTGAAAAAGAAATGTTTGATGCAATTCCAGAAGTAATTTATGCTATTGAAAGCTATGACACGACGAGTGTTCGTGCAAGTATTGGTAATTATTTATTGGGTAAATATATTTCAACACATTCTCAAGCAAAGGTAATCTTTAATGGTGATGGCTCAGATGAACTGCTCGGTGGTTACCTTTATATGAATAAATGCCCAGATGATATAGAATTTGACAAAGAGACGAGACGATTATTGAAAGATATTCACTTATTTGATGTTTTACGTTCTGATAAATGTATTTCTTCGCACGGGCTTGAACCAAGAACACCTTTTCTGGATAAAAATTTTGTTAATACGGTTCTTTCTATTCCAGCTTACTATAGAAATCATAATAATGATAAATGCATTGAAAAATATATATTAAGGAAAAGTTTTCACTCTGACAACTTGTTAGATTTTAATAATAGACAAATATTGCCATCTGAGATTCTATGGAGAAAGAAGGAGGCTTTTAGTGATGGGGTTAGTGGTCACGGGCGCTCTTTGTATCAAATACTGCAAGAATATATCGCAGTGTATATGAATGTTGAAGATCAAACGGATAAGTATATGCCTTCGCTAGAAACAGAGAAGTTTTATTACAAGAAACTTTTTGAGAAATATTATCCAAATTGTCTACATATAGTACCCTATTTTTGGATGCCAAAATATACAAATGCGACGGATCCTAGTGCAAGAACATTGAACTTTTACACAGAAAACAATTGAAAAAATAAAACTAATAAAACTAATAAAAGTATAATAAATAATATAAAAAATTAACATTATATTATTTATAATATGAATCGAGTTGAACAGATGCAAAAAATACACAGTGATGGTCTAGAACTTTTCAAAAAGAAAAATGCTGACTACGGAGATGCTTTTGCAAAATATGGTGTTATTGGTGTCTTGATGCGTATAGAAGATAAAATTCAACGCGCGATGTCTATTACCAAAAATGGGGTAGTTTTAGTGAACGATGAAGGGATTAGGGACACCCTTTTAGATTTGCATAATTACGCAGCTATGGCATTAATGTTACTAGAAGAATAAATTTTTCCTGCTTTTATTGTTATTTGTATTTGTGTTATTTTTTCTGTTTTTAAATGTTTTATTTTTCCTTTTTTTATTAAAAAAATCCTTTAAATGATTGATAATATGTTTTCCTAAAACTTTATCTATTTCATATTCTCTCAAATCTTTATTAATATAGAAATACTTGTAAAGTTTGATGTTTTCCATCATTGTTTTTTCGAAAATATCATTATCCTTATCATTATAATCCTCATCATAATTAATTGTGTTATTTAACAGTTTTTTACCAATATTACTTTGTTTAAATTTGTTTATCATATAATCGAACTTAAGATCATAATAATATGGTTTAATATTTATATAATATATATTCTCATTTGCCATTTCAGGATAAAATGTATCATCCAAAAAACAAATTTCAGAATTTGCAGGTATCTTACTGCAACGAATGAAATCATTGTGCGTTTTTTTATTGCAGGTTCTACATATTTCAATTATCTTTCCATTAACTTTAAATGCGCCTATTATTTGATCAACTAAATTAAAATCTAATTTTGTTTCGAAATAACGAATTATATGATTAGCCCATTCTTTTGGACCATTATTATTTGTATATATCATCATTTTATGACAACATTTATTCTTTTTTTGTTCTTTTAAATAAGTTAAAATATTTATTATATTTGGACGTAAAAATTCTGGATATAAATCTAATAAATCATTAAAATCGTTTTGTGTTAAATGTATGTTTTTATTTTTTAAATACTTTTTCAAAATGTCCCAAAATATTCCTAATTGGGTGAAATATCCGAGGGTTTCATCTAAATCAAATACAACTATTTTCATACCTAATATATGTATATTTTATTTGCTTTTATAAAAACTTAATTTGTTTTGATTTTATTGTTTTGATTTTATTGTTTTGATTTTATTTTATTTGTAGATATTATAGAAAATATGTCTTCTACAGAACTAACTATCAATGATTATAAACAAATTTTAGAATATTACAATGAAAAAATACCTAAATCAACCCGTCTTATAAAACTAACTGCAGAAAAAATTTTATCGAAAAAGTTGTGCAGATGTATAAAAAAATTGGATAAAACAAATGAAACGAATGAAGGAAGAGCTATAGGCATTTGTACAAAAACAATTGTAAATTCGAAAGGTTATAAAAGAGGCAAATTTACCTGCAGGGGTAACTCTAGTATTGAATTGAATAAATCAAAAAAAAATATAACTAAAAGAAGAAAATAATCTTTTTATTATATATGGCGCGTAGTAAAAATAAGACTCTAACTAAAAGGACAAAAAGACGTATAAACCAAATGAAAAGGACAAAACGAGGTGGCATAAATGATATTGAAATGGGACCATCTTATGAGATTAAACCGATACACTCTATTCCCGAAGATCCTATTAAAATGGTAACCGATAATATAAGACCAATTTCTCCTATTCAGGCTGTCGAAGAGTTTAGCAAGGGTCCTCCAGATATGAGAGAACGCAAAGAAAGGTACAATATGTTTGATGAGGACTCCAAAGAGAACCCTTTATTAGTTACTATGCCATCTTGGGGACAAAATGCTGGGAAAAAGAAAAAGAAAAAGAAAAATAAAACAAAGCAAAATAAATACCATAAAAAGAATACAAACAATTCTAAAACAGCAAGAAAATAAATTTATTTTGTCCCTCAAATTATATTTATAATATATATATCTCTAATATATATATTATGAATATAATTACAAGTAAAAAAACAAAACATTACGACATTATTATTGTTGGCAGTGGTATGGGTGGATTATATACTGCTTATAACATAAAAAGGATTTCTCCAGAAAAAACATTTTTGGTATTGGAAAAACATAAAAAACAATGGATCGGTGGAAGAACTAGTAATGAAGATTTTTATGGTACTGAAATTGTAACTGGCGCAGGAATTGGAAGAAAAGATACGAACCCATTATTAATTAAACTAATGAAGGATTTAGATATTCCATATTCTGAATATAAATCTGTCATTAATTATTCAAAATTATTACAGCCTATAAATATTATAAAAATAATGGAAAATTTAAAGACATCATATAAAAATCATCCCGAGTTACGGAATAAACCCTTCAAGGAATTCTTTGTTAAATTATTTGGCGCAGATTTATATAAAAATTTTATAGTTAGCACAGGATATACCGATTATGAAAACGCAGATGTATATGAAACCATATACAATTATGGTATGGACGATACATATGGCGGTTGGACGGGATTGCATATTCCTTGGAAACATTTGGTTGATAAGTTATATCATAAAATAGGAAGTCAACATTTTAGATTCTCCAATGATGTTATATCCGTAAAAAAATTACAAAATGAACCTTGTCTGTTTGAAACTAAAACAGTAAATGGTAATGTATACTATTCAAATAAAGTAATTGTCGCCACGACCATTTCAGGAATTCTCAAAATTGTTCCTGGAGCCTCTAATTCACATAGTTTATATAAACAAATTCACGGGCAACCTTTTTTAAGGGTTTATGCTAAATTTAATAAAGAATCTTCTGAAATAATCAAACAATACATTACTAGTTATACTATATTACCAGGACCTCTTCAAAAAATTATCCCTATCAATGTTGAAAAGGGCATTTATATGATTTCTTATAGTGATAACAAAAGTGCACTTTATTTGAAAAAGTATTTAGAAAATACCCAGCCAAACAGGGATGTTTTTTGTAGATTACTTGAAACCGCAATAGGAATTACCAAAAATACACTTAAAATAACATCTGTTCGTTCTTATTATTGGCCTCTAGGAACACACTATTACGAGCCATTGGGTTCTGAGTTTCATAGTAGGGAAGAATTTGTATATAGAGCACAACACCCACAAGATGGAATATTAGTAGTAGGCGAAGCCGTTAGCAGGTACCAGGGTTGGGTAGAAGGGGTGTTAGAGAGTGTGGAAGATGTATTAGATAAAAAATGGGTGAATAAAGAGTGTTAATTTTTTACCAAATAATAACCGTGATAACCAATTGAAGCAAACCCTAACATCAACAATAACTCAAAATATAGCCTGGATGTTTCCTTTCCATAATAACCAATAAAGATTAATAATGGTCCCACTATAAATATATGAATTAAATTTACCCAAAAACCCTTTCCTTCTTTAATATAATTATATGTTTTATAAATATGGTAAAATATTATTACTACGCCTAACACCAATAATATAGGAAATAATACTTTTGGAATTTGTTCTCTAATAATTCCAACGTAAAGAAATAAACTACCTACTATTATTATGTGAAATAAATGAACAAGCTTATTTATATTCATATAATATAATATAATATATATTATTTTCTAGTAATAATATATTATGTCTGATATCCAAAATTTTCACTATGAAAATACAGAAATTAAAAAACAGATGGGAGGAAAAATAATGCGTAAAGTATCTATCAAAAACGGGAAGGGATACAAAAGTGTAACAAAATATAGAAGGGGGAAACGAGTTTCTTCTGTAAAAAAACCCATTCATAAAAATCATATTCAGCTTATACATATGGGGAAATTTATTCCTGGTTTATTCTCGGAATGTAAAACAAGAAAACATAGAAAATAATGACAAAGTATTGTCTAATTATATAATTGCTATATCAAAATTATTATTTTGCTAAATGGTCTAACGCTGATAACAGAACTAATTCTTGATCAGTTAATTTTTGGAAAATTAAATTTTTGTCAAATGAAATTTGAAAGTGACGCAAATTATAACCGAAATTCTTACAAACACAAAATACGCCATCCTCTGTAATTTTCATTTCACAAAATATTGCACCTTTGGTTAAATGTATAGTATCAGGGTTTTCAATAGGTATCCAACGAATATATGTACCATATTTTAAATCATTCATTTCGTCTACATATTTGTAGTTATTTAATTTGCGCATTAATTCTAATGTATCATTTCTCGAAAGTTTTAGTTCTTTTAAAATGTTTAAATTCATTTCTTTTATTTTATCCGTTGTAAAATTTAAAAGGTTTTCATTGCTTTCATCATCGAGCGATTTTAATAGTTTTTCTATGTCCATTATAAATATATATGGTTTGTATATATTTATATTTTTTGTAGTATTTAATTGTTATTATTTTATTCATCTAATTTACAATTTGTAAAATGTATAAATATTTTTTTGGTTTTTTTACCATGCACTTCCAAAAGAACTGCCTCCACCTAAAAACTCACTTGCAGCTACAGGACCAAACGATTCTTGAGATATTCCTGGCGTTGCAGCACCAACTAGGGGTGTAGTGTCCTGTTTGTACATTGCATTATAGTTAGGTAATTGTTGACTTGGCATACTATTTCCATTACTATATCCGTCATCACTCGTAGGAAGAGAACTAATAGCAGTTCCGTCAGTATAGAGTGATTGTGTAATAGCCGCTTTGTTCAATGTTTGACCTGTGATTTGACCAGAAATTGGTTGAGAAACTTTTACATTGTTCTTTCCCTTTGTATTTTTGTTGTTTTTATCACTAGTACCATTCCATAAATCTAAAAGACGCTCTACTAATACGCTTACCTTTTCACCAAGCTTTGTTTGTAGACTCATCGTAATCATTAATACTGCTAAAATAATATAAACAATATGGAATTCAGGATATTTCGCACCACTATAGGTTGGAACAAATGTAATAATTCGGTGAATAATAAGCAAACCCATAAAGGTAACGAGAACTTGTATAATAATTTCGGCAGTTATTTCTAAACTTCCTTTTTTATCATCCGACTCTGGGACATATTTACCGATTGTTTTATTTAAAACAACGACAGGAAGAATAGCAATCAAAGCATATTGAATAATATTTAAAATATCTGATTTTGAATCATCGTCAAAATTAAAAACGTGCTTAAAGAAGTTTTTATTTGAATCGTCGGAACTGTCCATATCTCTTATAGGGTATAATTAGAAATTAATAATTCCATAATTGATTTATTGTAAAAGAAGGTATAAAGATATACTAAAGTAATAATAATAATAATTATGGAAGAATTTGTTAATGAAAAAATGGTTGATGAAGAATTAAAAACAACTTTGTCTGATAATATTTTCAACAATATTAAAGAAAAATCACACGAGGAGTATCAATATTTGAACCTTATTGAAAATATTCTGGAGAATGGTTTTTGGGAAGAAGGTAGAAATGGAAAGGTCAAAAGTATTTTTGGAAATACAATGCGGTTTTCTCTAAAAGACGGTAAAATTCCTATTTTAACCACTAAAAAAACTGCTTGGAAGACTTGTTTGAAAGAATTGTTATGGTTTATTCGTGGAGAGACAAATGTACAAGTTTTACAGAAACAGGATGTTCATATTTGGGATGCAAATTCATCTAGGGAATTTTTAGATTCTAGAGGGTTACAATTATATCCAGAAGGAATGATCGGACCCGTTTATGGATATCAATGGAGATATTTTAATGCAAACTATCACTGTTTTACTGGTAAACCAATTACTGATGACCACCCGTTTAATGGGGTTGACCAGTTACAGTATATTATTGACCAATTGAAGAATCCTGAAACGCGCAATAGCCGTAGATTAGTGATGACTGCTTGGAACCCAAAACAGTTACATCAAATGGCCCTCCCTCCTTGTCATATTATGTGTCAATTTAATGTTCATGATGGTAATAAGTTATCGTGTTCTATGTATCAACGTTCTGTTGATGTCGCGTTGGGATGTAGTTTTAACATAGCCTCCTATAGTTTTTTAACTCATCTAATAGCCAAACATTGTGGTTTAGAAGCTTATGAGTTTGTTTATTTTAGTGGCAACTGCCATTTATATGAAGAGCATATAGACCCTATGAAGGACATTTTGAGCCGTAAACCTTTTGATTTTCCAAGAGTAATTATTAAGCAAACTAGAGATATTATTGACCATTATACTATCGAAGATTTTGAAATAGTAGATTACAATAGTCACGAAGTGATTAAAATGCAAATGGTTGCATAAAAATATAATTATACACAATTTTTGAATTATTTAGAAAAATATACTAATAATTCGAACGCGTAAGTTATTTAAAAACATATTGTATATTATTATTATTATGAGTTCACGATCACTTGCAGCAGCTAGAGCTAGAAGAAGCGGCGAAAATGCACCTCCTGTATCCGGAAATAGACCAGTAACATCAATAGGTTCACACGCAGCATTTTCACAACAAATGGCCCCGCCCGGTTATCAAAATAATATGAATGGTCCTAACAATGTAAGAGTTGCGCCAAGAGGACCACCCCAACAACAAATGCAACAACAACAAATGCAACAACAACAAATGCAACAACAACAAATGCAACAACAACAAATGCAACAAATGCCCTCTAAATTAAGCATTGGAGATGCTATTGGGTTAATAACAATACGTTTAGGACGTATTGAAAAATGGATTACTGAAAATGACTCTGATGAGAATGATTTTGATATGGCTAATTTACCAGATAATTCTAAAATTATTGATAATAGTGTATTAGCGAGTATTATTAATAGATTAGATGCACTTGAAAATACTGGTTCTAATGCGCAGTGTGTAAACTCAGAAGATTACACCAATTTAAATTTGGAGGTAAATAACATAAAAGATGTTCAAACAAAAATTACAGCCGAAGGAACAAAACACAGTTTATATATTGCAAAACATAGTGAGCAGATTCTTAAACTTGAAAGAGAACTTGTGGAAACAAAAGATCTTTTAAAAACTTTTATGATGAAATACGATTTATTTGCTAGTGAAACTACGAGTAAATTTGTGGATTTTGAATATGCAATGTCAGAATTGGAAAAAAATATTCAATCGCCTGAACCAACTTTGTTAAATTCAACCATTATCGAACCTGCTGACGTTACCCCAAATGAAGCATCAGATATTACTGATACTAATATTATGTCGGTCGATTTGAAAAATATAATCAAGCAAGAATTCACATCGATTAGTAATATCGAATAATTGTATCTTAGTCTCTATCGGTGTAAATATATAAAATTTACAAAAATGTATTAAACAAATAATTTTACTATATTCAATATGAAAATTATCATTACAGACAAAAAGAAACGTGAATATTTTGTTTCATTGTTTCAAGTATTGAAAAACTGTTCTTCCATAATTAATATTACTATTGGATTTGATGAATTTTATATTCAAGGTATGGATAAATCACATATATGTTTATTTGATGTTAAAATAAACAAAAAATGGTTTAACCAATTTGATATTAAAGAAGAAATCAAAATATCATTTGATTCAAACGTTTTTCATTCTATAATAAGTACGAAAAACGATAATCAAGATTTAATTATTATGATGGAAGAAAATGCAAACCCAGATATTGTTCATATTATTTTTTCATCACAAGAAGCGAAAAAAGGTGAATTTAAAAAAACATTTAAAATGAATCTTATTGATTATGATTATCAAGAAATGGCTATACCTGTTGTTGATTATGATGCAGAATTTTCTCTTTCATCAAAACAAATTACAGATATGTTTAATCAATTAAGCAATTTTGGAAATGATATTTTAATCCAATGCTCTGAAGACGATATTCGTTTAACTACAAACGGAACTAATGGAGAAATGCGCGTAGATATTCCTATTGACGATTTAACTAGTTATAGTATTGTTGAAAGTCAGGTTGTTTCACTATGTTATAGTTTGTTATATATTAATAAAATGTGCATAACGAATAAGCTTTCAAATGAAATCGATTTTTCATTGAGTAACGATTGCCCTATGAAAATTAACTATAATTTAGGCGATGATAGTTCACTTATATTTTTTATCGCGCCAAAACTGAATGATTAGTTCGTTGTAGTTAATAAATATTATTATTATTTTTATGTAAGATTACTATGAAAATAATAATTGGGTTCTTTATTTTTTGTCTCGTATTGTTTATTTATTTACACGTTCAATTTCATTTTAAAACAAGCGAAGATTTAGAAATGTACGAAGTAGAACAGCCGTCAAAGGATAAATTAGAGGAAATCTGTGATATTCGACAGCCGGTATTATTTGACTTTGATTGTCAAAAAATCGTGGAATCTTCTAACAAAACCTATATTTCTAATAACTATCACGCATTTGAAGTAAAAATAAGAAATGTTAAAGAGAATGATCCTAACCTTGAGTTATACATACCATTGCCCATACACGCGGCGATTAAATTATTTGATGAAGATACATTATCAAGTTACTTTTCTGAAAATAATAATGATTTTCTTCAAGAAACAGGAGTCATTAAAAATTTAAGGTACAACGACGAATTCTTAAGACCATATATGGTGTCAAACTGCAACTATGACATCATACTAGGATCGCCCGAAACTTGCACGCCATTTCGTTACGAAATTAACTATAGAAATTATTTCTTATTAACAGAAGGAAGCGTCCAAATTAAATTAGCGCCACCGCATAGCACAAAATATTTATACCCTATTTATGATTATGAAAATTTTGAGTTTAAATCACCAGTGAACCCTTGGAAACCTCAAGCAAAATATGTTGCGGATTTTGATAAATTGAAATGTTTAGAATTTACATTATTACCTGGTAAAACATTATTTATACCTGCCTATTGGTGGTATAGCATTAAATTTCATAAAAATGCTAGTATATCTTGTTTTCGTTATAGAACTTATATGAATAATATTGCCATTGTTCCCTATATTACTCTGCACGCGTTACAAATTCAAAATGTCAAACGGAATGTTGTAAAAAAAGTTAATATCCAAGAAATAAATAATGAAATTATTTACCCTCTTGAAACTGAAGCAAATGAAGAAATAGGTATATCTCATCTCGATAATACTGAAGGAACAAATATTAGTGATATACCAGAACCTTCAATTATAGATAATATTATCGGAAGTGAGTTATAATAATTTCTTTGTATATTGTATGAAGTTATTGAAAAGTCTTTCGCTTCTTAATGTTTTTTCTAAAAAAACCACAATAAACAAACGTGGAAAAACTACTAAACAAACAAGAACAAGAACAAGAACAAAATCTAAAAATCTAAAAAAGACAACGTCAAGAACAAGGACAAATAAAAAGCCTAAAAGTAAAAAAAATAAAATGCGAGGTGGATGAGGTGGTGCTATTCCTTCTATAAATACTGGTGTAATGAAAGGGGGATGAGGTGGACCTATAACAATATAAAACAGATTTATTACCATCTTTTATCATTTTCAATTATTTACAATTCTCTTGAAATATTTTACAAAAATTCACTAATGTATCGTACCATATAATTGTCTTGAAACACTTTTGAAATTGTAGGAACTCTCTTGATTAAGTTTTTTTTGATATTTATTTTATTATAAAACTCAATAACAAAGAGAAATTTTTCTAATGTAGTAATGCATACATACGACTTAAGATAACTTATTTCAATAGGAAATATTCTTATCCAAACGTAAACACTTTTTGAGTTTAATTCATATTTAGTTGTTCGATAGTTATTATTTTTGTCCAGAGTTACGTAACAAGTATAATTGTCTTTAAAACGATGGTTATTCCATAATGTAAGGTTTCTATTTTCGCTGTCAATAAAAACTAGTTTACCATCATTACGATTGATAAATTTATAATTTTTATTTATATTCTTTTTAATATTTTTCGGACAACTATGGCCAATGACCTTTAATAAATAATTATCGTTTAAAATAAGACTTGACATTATTTATTTGTATGTATTTTTGATTTGTATGTATTTTTGATTTGTATGTATAAAAATTGTGCAATATTTTTATTCAATTTTATTAGTATTTCATATAATGGGTGTTATCATTTATATCATTATAGTAATAATAGTGTAAACTAATATAAAGTATATAAGATAAAGTATATAAGATAATAAAATGATAATCAAATGCATTCAACGGTTATTTGGTAGATGCTATTCAACTACCTATGCCTATTTAAGCTTTCGTAAAGAGAACGTACAAAAAGAACAAGACGAAGAAGCAATAATTTGCGTTATTGATTACAAAGAAACAATACCATTTATACCCAACATTCAATCAGGTCACGTAATCAAAGTATATGATGGTGATACCATAACTATAGCAAGTAAATTGCCCTATTCAAATTCACCATTCTACCGATTTCAAGTAAGACTAAGAGGCATAGATTGTCCAGAAATACAAGGGAAAAATGAAGATGAAAAAGATATCGCTCTTTGTGCAAGAAAAGAAATGGAAAAACTGGTTATGCAAAAAAAAGTCGTTCTTAAAAATGTCACTACAGAAAAATATGGTCGATTGCTTGCAGATGTCTACGTAAATGATATATACGTAAATGAACACCTGCTTAAAAATAGGTTGGCAGTACCTTATTATGGTAAAACAAAAATACCTCCTGAAAACTGGAAACTATATTATGAAAAAGGAATAATGAACTCCTTCTAAAGTATGAAATGATAAATTTTTAAAATATATTGTAAATTCTGGAATGACAATAATCGTATTTATAATCTAATATTGATATTTTGCGTTTATTTGATATAGAATTTATTCTATATTATGTATTATTTATCATTTCAATTATTTCATTTTGAATATCATGAGTTATTGTTATAATTTGTTGTATTTCACTTCTACAAAGCGCACACGTAAGTGGTATATGGATACCCGAGTTATTATGGTGTTCGCTATCATTTTCATTGTTATTTTTGTGTATTGTTTGTTTTATACAATCATTGCAAAACTCGTGATTACACCCAAGCGTAACAAAGGCCCTTTTTTCTTTTTCATCCCAGCAAATATTACATTTGCATAATTCATCCATATCTTCATTTTCGATAACATTCAAATTATCTGGATCTTGGCAAGAAACATTAATTGAGCTTATGTATTGTCGTCTCTGTATTGGAGTGGGGTGTTGATGTTCGTTAATTTGGGTTATCGCATTCGCATACATCATCATAAATATCATTTCTCTAAGGCAAATTTGTTGAAGTCGTGCATTTTCATTTCTATCGTTTTCATCTCTATCTATAATTGTATTCATACTGGGTTGGCTATCTATATTTCTAGTGTTTCTAATTTCAGTTAATAAAGTTATCAATTCTCTTTCGATACTATTATTATCAAGCATAGTTTCTTCTTCCAGATTCAATGCATTTTTATAATTTGTAAAAATGTATTCTGTTATTAAATCGATTGATTGAAGTGTCTCTATTCTTCTAGTAACTGGGTATTTCCCAATTACAAAAGCCTGTAAAAGTAACGGTTCGTTTACATAAGTTTGAAACAACCAATTTTTAAAATCGTCTGGGTGATCAATACTTTGAACTTTTTGTGCACATATTACTTCAAATTCACGTAACCTCTCACTATTACACGTTGTAATAGTATGACCAGGCTGTCTGCAAAACGAGCAACACCTTACATTATACATATTTCTTCTCTCTGTATTCATATTCATATTTTGACCCATTCCAATTAAACCATTGTTACGATTCTCAGGATTCATATTTTCAAAGTTCATCTTTTTATAATTAGTTAGTTTATTTATTACTTATTATACGTTTTCTTTTTCAATTTTATTTTGTATCTACTATTATTCACTTATTGTATGATATTTTGTAATGTTGTTTCTAAATCTTGTAATTGTTCTATAGTGTTTACACCTATAATTTCATAATTTTTATCTGACTCTAATTCAAGGAGGCCTATTTCTATTTTTTCTTCTCTTTTGATTATTTCTATAACATCTGTTAAATAATATTCGTTTTGACTATTATTACTACTCAAATGTGTAATATATTTACATAGCAATTCCGATTCTATACAATAAATACCACTATTTATTAACCTAATCTTAAGTTGTTTTAAATTACAATCTTTATGTTCTATAATATTATTAAAATTACCATTATTTACTATAACTCTTCCATATCCAGTCGGATCAGATATCTTTGTTACAATCAATTTTGCCTCGTTTTCTATAGATAATAAACGTTTCATTGTATCTACACTTAATAATGGAACGTCACCAGAGAGAATGAGAACATCTGCGTTTAAATGAGTTGTTAACGCATCTTTGCAACACATTATTGCGTGACCTGTACCTCGCGGTGTTTCTTGTGTGATATATATTACACGTGGCGCACTTGGTAATATATTTTGTAACTCTATGATTTCATCTATGGAGGATTGAATTTGGTCTTTATATTTTCCAACTACGATATAAATTTCGTGCAAATGTACCGTATAACTTAATGTTATTAGGTTTTGTATAATTCGATTAATCATTGAAATTCCTCCTATTTTGTGCAAAACCTTGGGAACATCAGAATTCATCCTTTTTCCCAGACCTCCCGCCATAATGACTGCTACCACATTTTTTTCCATTCTATTATATTATATTTACAAATGAGGTTACCTTTATTATTATTTTGTTCTATATTTATCTATAATAATTTGTTATTATGAATTAAAGATATAACGATATATTACATATATCTAGTTACAATATGTCAAGTTACAAATTATATGTAAACGATAGAAATTATACTACTTGGCAAATATTTGAAAGCAATAATTTTAACAAGGTAGAATTAGATATCAACCCTCTTGAGTCAAAATTATTTTCAAATGATGTATTTAGCATTGAAAAGGGTAAGGATACAAATACTGTTAAATTACTACATTCTTCTATACGAACAGGATCTATACCAGGCGTTCTTATATTAGCTGGAAATAAAACATATGGAAGACAAAAAACCGGTAAATTCGGTAAATCTGGGTGTGGTAAATTATTGTATAAGTGTATTCCTGATGATATGAGATTGCCCCCTTTTTTGATTCCATATGAAATTAAAAATATCGGCTTTACCAAAGTTTTTAAGAATCTATATGTTACATTTGTTTTTGATGAATGGGAAGAAAAACACCCAAAGGCAAAATTAGATAATGTTATTGGACCTGTTGATATTCTTGATAATTTTTATGAATATCAATTGTTTTGTAAAAGCTTGAACACATCTATTCAAAAATTTCAAAAAGAAGCATCGAAAGCACTAGAAAAGAAATCACACGAAAACATAATGGAAACGATTCGAACGAAGTACCCCTCAATACAGGATAGAACAGATCAAAAGTTATGGCATATTATTACAATTGATCCTCCTAAAAGCCTTGATTTTGATGATGGGTTTAGTGTTGTTGACTTAGAGAATGATATACAGCAGTTAAGTATATACATATCTAATGTCACAATCTGGATGGATGTTCTAAATTTGTGGGACTCTTTTTCACGTAGAATTTCTACCATTTATCTTCCTGATAAGAAGCGCCCTATGTTACCTACAATATTATCAGACTGTTTGTGTAGTTTGCAAGAAAACGTTACGCGAATTGCTTTTGTAATGGATATATTTGTTAAAAATACCGAGGTTATAGATATTAAATATTCAAACTGCTTTGTTAAAGTTTCTAGAAATTATTGTTACGAAGACCCAAGAATGTTAGATGACCTAAACTACCAGAAAATTTTAAATATTACAAACAAATTATCCCATAAAAATCGATATATTCATAGTGTTAGAACGAGTCACGAAGTTGTTTGTTATCTAATGATTTTTATGAATTACCACACTGCAAAAGAGTTAATTAAACATAAAACCGGAATTTTTCGTTCTACTATAATCAAACGAGAGTTTCCTGTTCCTGATAAAATACCCGAAGAAGTAGGCAAATTTATTAAAATATGGAATAGTTCTTCTGGTCAATACATAGATGGGTCTGAAATTGTAGATACACGTCACGAAATACTTGATATGGATGCTTATATACATATTACTAGTCCGATTCGTCGTCTGGTTGATTTGTTAAATATTATTAAATTTCAACAAATTAGCGGAATTATTCAATTATCGGAAAATGTAGATAAATTTTATAATAAATGGTTAGGTGATTTAGATTATATTAACATAACAATGCGTTCCATTCGGAAAGTTCAATGTGATTGTACATTACTTGATTTATGTCATAATAATCCAGAAGTAATGGAAAAAGAATATGATGGTTATTTATTTGATAAAATTAGTCGGAATGATGGTCTCTTTCAGTTCGTCGTTTTTTTACCTCAACTTAAATTATCTTCTAGAATTACAATGCGTGAGAATATAGACAATTTTGATTGTAAAAAGTTTAAACTGTTTTTATTTAATGATGAAGAAAAATTTAAAAGAAAAATTCGTTTACATATATTGTAAAATGGAAAATATATAAATATAAATATAAAGATTGCTTTTTATATTTATTACAATGAAAATAGTAAGGCTAGGTATGACAGAAATGTCGCTTCTTTTTTTAACATTTGTCTCTAGAAATTACAATTTAGATCCTAATACAAAAAAAACCATTTCACAAATTATTATGTCAATGATTAATTGGTTATATAGCACATCAGGTTATTATGATAAAACTGTGCAAGGTAATCATTTCAACTTTAATGTAACTGCAATGAATAAAAATTATTTAAAATTCATAAATCATTTGGAACAATCTGTTGGTAACTGCAAGATTACGCAGGCTTTTGTACACGAAGGTTTTGTTATGAGTTTATTACATTTATATAAAAATGATTTTATGAAGAAATATAATATTACGAACTTTAAAATTCTTAATGGTACGGAATTTCAGGATAGAATTGATGATATTTTTACTATGATGAATAATAAAAAGGTTTTAGTCATTTCATCATTTGACGGGCTAGTTAAAAAACAATATGAATCTGGTAACTTGAAAAAAATTTATGATAATTTCCCAAATATAATTAAACTAGAAACGATTAAGTTTCCATATTGTTATCATAACAATGGTCCTCATAATAATTATTTTGAAACACTTGACATTATATTTGAAGAAATTAAGGGTATAGATTTTGACATTGCCATTCTTGGGTGTGGCGCATATGGACATATGCTTTCTCATAAAATAGACACAGAATTGAATAAAGATGCTATTTATGTTGGTGGATCGATACAAACATTGTTTGGTATAATTAGTTCTAGAGAAAAACAACACGGTAAAATTAAAAGTAATGAATATTGGATATCTGATATTCCATCTGAATATAGACCCGATAATTATCAATTAATCGAAAATGGTTGTTACTGGTAACATATTATGAAAAAACTATATAAATACTTTTTATCTTATTTGTATAATGAAAAATATTATTTTTATCGATTTTTCTTGTGATCTTACACATAAGAGTGTAATAAATAGACCAATAGGTGCGTCAGAATTTATGTTTTATATAACATTATTTAATTTGTCAAAAATAATTACAAACAGAAGGTTTATTTGTTTTAATAAAATAGAGAATTCTACGATAGATAATATTAAATATACTAATATTTCAGAAATTGAAACATTTCCTTTTAGAGAAAATGATATTGTAATTATTCAAAGATTATTGCCTAATCTAGATTTATTGAACAAAATAATAAGTAAAAATATATATCTTACACAACAGGATTACGACTTTAATTGTATATTTTTTCAATACCAGGTAGGAGATAATAAAAATAAAATTTTACAATATATTAATGAAAAAACTAATATAAAATTTATTTTTAATAGTGAATTTTCAAAAAAATACATTATTGACAATTTAAATAGATGCAATATGAAAATATCTGAAAATAGAATGACTATTATTCCGAATTATATATTTAAAGAATATTTTGAAAAATCAGATAATGTATTGAAAAAAGAATTTCAATTAGTTTATGCGTCTGGTTGGAATAAAGGAATTGTACATATTATTAGAATATTTGATTATATAATTAACCAAAATAATAATTTTAAATTAATTTTAATGTCTCCTGGTTATGAATATAAAAATTTTGAAGGTTTTAAAAATGAAATTGAAGAAAAATACAAAAATAACATTACTATTTTGGGACCAATTAATAAAAAAGATTATTGTAAAATAATACAAGAGTCTTCTTGCGTTTTTGCTCCACCATTTCCAGAAACGTTTGGATGCGTGTTTTCTGAGTCATATTATTTAGAAACGCCTGTTATCGCTGATATCAGGTCTGGCGCCGTTGTAGAGATAATTGGTAATGAAAATATAACAGATTATTCTGATTTAAATAAAACATATCTAAAATTATTGGAAATAATCAATAGAAATAAACACACCAAAACGAGTTTAAATGAAAAGTATTTGTTTAATGAAAATGTATGGAAACAAAAACTAAATTTGTAAAGGGTTATTTTTCGTTAATTTTTTAAAAAAAAATATTATATATGGAAGATAATTATATTTGGACGGATGGTATAGAGTTGGCGTTAAATGATATTAGGACAAAATCATTAAATACAAGTGAACATCATAAAAACAATTATTATTATTTCAAGGGTTATCTCAAGTATTTTAGAATACCAACCATTGTTTTATCAGGAATGAATTCTGTTTTTAGTGTTGGATTACAACCATATATATCACAAGGAATTATTTCTATTCTTTGTTGTTCTATTTCACTTATATGTGGGATTATTGCTAGTGTAGAGTTATTTTTAGCACTGCAAAATATGATGGAGAAAGAATTAATATCATCAAAAGAATTTTATATATTATCTTGTGAAATTTTTAAAACCTTATCTATAGAACGACAACATAGAATGATAAATGGTAAAATTTATTTAGATAATATTAATACAAAGTATTGCAGTTTAATTGAACAAGGTAATCTTGTTGATAAAGAAAATATTGTCGAAAACCTAAAATATGGTGTAAATGAAAAAATATTACAACAACATATTAGACCCGACGAAAATATTACACCTATTAAAAATAAAGAGTTAACGTTTGTTCCTCAAAATGAAGCTATAATATTATTGGAAAAGGACAATATTCAATTAACACATCCTGAAAATACTATTAAAATTACACCATCCACAGTAGAAAACAAAGAAACCAAAAAAAACAACAAAGTTTATGAAAAAATACAAATATATGAAAATTTGGATATTCAATATGAAAAAGTATAATTTATTTAGTTATGATTATTTGAAACTAAATAAACAACCAAAATTTATTTATCGACAATTACTGATTTTGATATATTACGAATTATTTTATCTTCTTTTTCAGTGTCATTATCTCCAGACCCACCACAAGATTCTATAATAATCTTGTTATATTGGTCCGAATAATTGGAAGAAGCTTTGAGACAATCTGGATGTGCTTCTTTAAATTTAAGGATTAGACGATGATTCTTGAATGCCACCCGTTTGATCGCTTTTCTTATTTTCTTTTTATCATCGTCCTCCTTTTCCCATTTATCCTCGTCCTTAATATAGAGTACTTCTCTCTTTTTATCGGTGCAATGAATAGGTCTCTGAGTCACGTCTAGTGCTTTCAAGTTTTTAGTAATAATGTTTGTGATACCTTCTACATAACCAAGTTTACCAACATTTTCCAAATCGGACAATTGTAACTGTATTGACTCTACAAAATCCATTATATTCATTGCGTCTTTGCAAGTCTCGTTTAAAAACACGTTAAGGTTAAATGTTTTGTTATTTGAATTGGTGTTATTAGTAACGTTATGGGTTCCGTTTTTGATCACTTCCATCATCATGTTTTGCAATTCGTCATTCTTTTTAATAAGCATTATTATGAGATCTTTATCGGTTGGTTCATTTGACTGTGTGACTTTTTCTTGACACGTATTTGTTGTATTATGATTAATGTTTAGTCCACATTTTTTGTTATGTCTCCATAATCCGGTCTTATCTTTGTAAAATTTATTACAATTATTACAAACAAAGTCAGGGCATCTATCTCTATCGGGCATAATTTGGTTGACAACGGTTGCTATTTTATGTTTGTTACTGTTAAGGTGATTATAGTAACTACTTTTCTTGCTTGTACCATAGTCACAATTTTTACAGTAAAATTTCGAGCATAATTTTGGCATAAAATCGTTGCTAAACATCGTATATAATAGCAACCGAAAATTATGCTTAAATACTTTTTTGAAAAATATTTAAAAATTATCGTAACAAAAATGAAATTTTTTATTTTGCAGTCTTACCATAAATTTCAATTATGGTCACAAATGAGTATTTTGGGCAAAAATATTTTAGGTTTTCATTTTTGGACATTTTTTTTGTCCATTTTTCAAAACCTAAAAAAACTTTCCCACAGAAAAAT